ATCTCCTTCTTGTTTAGGATACCCCACGGCGACAGCTTCTTAGCTTCGTGCTCACCGAGGATTCGAATGATTCGATTGATGAGATACGGGATGTCGAAGCCGTCGATGTTCCAGCCGGTCACGATGTCTGGCATATACCTACCAGACTGCCACACGCGCAGGAAGTTGTTCAGGAGATGCCACTCATCCTTGCACTTGATGTAGGTGACATCGTCAGAGCTAGGCTTGTAGTCCTTCATGCCGAGCACGACCTTCTCACCCTTACGGCTGAGAGTGATAGCTGTAACTTCCTTGTCGGCAGTAGCGATGTCAGGAAACCCCGATGACGAGTCGGTCTCAATGTCGATGCTGATGATGTTGATCATCCCCGGATCGAACTGCATCTCACCATGGAACTTATCATGGATGAAGAGATACTGGAAGTTCGTCAGACCAAAGATGTCGTAGTTGGCTACATCATCATATCGCTTGATGAAGTCACGAGCATCAGAGATGGAATCGAAGTCCATCTTAGAGACGGGCTTGCCGTCGAGGGTCTTGTAGATAGTGTTGGTCTTGCGATCCGAGGGGACAAAGAGGTAGGGCTTATAGTTGATAGTCTCAGCGATACGCTGACCGTTTCTATAGCCCCGAAGGTATACCTTGTCCCCTCGTGCAAATACGTTCGTGTAGAAAAACATGCGCCGCCCTTGTCAATACATCCATGATTATAATACAGCAGCGTCAGATTGTCAAACGAAGATGTGAAGAGCCTCTTCATAGTGCGCTTGACGATCTGCTAGCCCGATCGTGCCACCGTTGATACGCTTCGTGTTAGCAACGATGTCGCCTCTATCGGCCGTAGCATTCAGGTTATTCTTACCCCAGAACCAGCCTGCAGACATCGCTGCACCCTCATGTGTCGTGAGATATTCTACAGCGTCCTCAACGGACATACCCATGTCAGCGGCGAAGCGAGCATAGTTATCATGACCGGTCAGCTGAATCAAGCCACGACCGCGGTAGCGCCACCCGTCACCAGAAGACTCAGGGCCATTACCCATGCGGTTAGCATAGACTCTGTTAGCGATCTTCTCTGGGTTTCTGCCGTATTGGTTGGGATCGACATCTTTGAAGTAGCGAGGGAAGATGGCTACGAGACGATCAGCCCTGTAGTTCAGGTTCTCTTCTACGAACTTCAACCCACCGGATTCATGCCCGATCTGAGCCATGAACATCGCGATTCTCTGGGTGGTGTTGATCTCAAAGTGCTCTAGTGTCTTATTCAGCGGATCAAGGAAGTTATCGATCGTAGCTGCTGGGGCGTGATCGAAAAACTTAGCTAGTTGTTCTCTGGTTACGAGCATGCAGGTCTCCTAATGAAAAAGGGGAGGCTTTCACCTCCCCCTACTTATATCAGCGTCCGATTGGTTGGTCTTTCATCTTCTTAGCAAGGGCAATGACATCATACCTATCGATGCCCATGTCCCTCAGATCACGATCAGTTAGACGCTCTAGGTCACCAAGCTCTCTACGGAACTTGATGGTGTTACGGATCCACTCACCCGCGCGAGCGGCCGAGCGGCATACCATATTGGTTTGCATTTAAATTACTCCGTGAGGAATTGCTTCTTATCAGCCTTCTTGGTGTCCTTAGAAACCTCAGCCTCGTCAGCAATGTCGATCTTCTTTGGCTTCTTTGATTCGGGGATCACGTGCTCGAGCCAAATCTTGAGCATACCATTGATGAGGTTGGCGTTGTTGATCTCAACGTTATCGGCCAGGGTGAACTGGCGTGTGAAGGCACGGTCGGCGATACCCTTGTGGAGATATGTGTTGGTCTCATCACCAGAACTATCCGCATCCGTCTTACCCTTGATGACGAGCTTGTTGTCCTCAAGCGTCAACTCAATGTTTTGCTTAGCAAAGCCAGCAACAGCCATCTCGATAACGTACTTGTTATCTTCGACCTTCTTGAGATTGAATGGAGGATAGGATGCAGCGGCGTTGTTAGCGAGCCACTCTGCGTTGTCTTGAAGGGTCTTGACTAGCTTGTCGGCTCCGACGAAGTAGCGGTCGAAGTAGGTGGTGTCAAGGTTATAGGTCTTCCAGTGTGTCATGTTCTTCTCCTTGTAAAGCGAGATGTTGATTCATGCACCCCATTAGGCGATGCACGTACTATATATAAACACTCTGTTAGAAAAGTCAACCCCTAGTGGAACTTTTTCTTCATTCGCTCCTTCGAGGTGACGTAGATAGCCATGTTGATGTTGTCTATGACATAGATGGGAGAGAGATTGTTCTCCTTGAAGATCCTACCGCTCTCTAGAGCATAAATAAAGGAGTTGTTTTTCTCCTCACGCGACATGTCCTTAGCGGACTCCTTGATGACTCGCTCAGGTACGATCTGCATCGCCGGTAGTTGTTTTTCCATGTACACCTCAAAGGGAACGATAGCATGTTTGGACTAAGCAAGTTAGCCATATATCTAATTATAGCACTGTTCTCAATGGGTGCTGTGACGACGACGTACTACGTCTGGAAGAGGAACATCCAGCATCAGGCTCTGCTTGAATTCAATCGACAGCAGATGGAGCAGACGCAAAAGGATCAGGCTGAGTTCATGCGCAGGCAGCAGGAGATAGCAGATCAGCAAGCCGAGGCTGCTCGTGCTCTTGTTGAGAGGAATGAAGAACTTAATAGAAGAATGAGCGATGTAGATCGCTATCTAACATCTGGACAAGCGCAGGATAGACCAGCCTCTGACGTTCTAAAACAGACAATCGAGCGTCTTAGATCAGGAGCAAGCAGATGAGAAAGTTTGTATTGGTTGCTCCACTGTTCCTAGTCGCGTGTGCTAGCGAGCCTGTCGTCGTAAGATCAACCCAGTATCAGGTTGTGATGCCACAGGAGAGCATGTTCAATTGTCCTACTGTAGCATCCTTTCCTGATTCAAGAACACTCACAGACGTTCAGGTCGCTAGGCTGATTGTGCAGTTGTATCAAAACAACACGACGTGCAGAAACTCAATGAACACACTAAGACAGTTCCTAGAGAACGCTAAGAAGACTGCCGAGGCTAACAACCAAGAGGCTGATTAAGGTCGGTAGGACTTTCCATAGATATCTACCTCTAGGCGATGCCAAAGGACTTGGGTGTGTTGTTCGTCCCCCTCCTTGATCGCCTTCTTCAGGTCTTCCATCGTCTGCAGCAGCCTGCGCTTGTAATCGCTCATTGCTTGCCCCTCAGCTTATCGGTCATATATTGAACAAGATACCTTACACCCATCCAAGCCAGGACGGGTATGGCCATGAGATATAGCAAGAAAACAGAAGACAACCCTATCACTCCTGGACCAATTAAAAGAGTGTTAATAGCACAGAGCTCTAGGTTACCATGCATTGCGTTGCATCCTAACCAAAGAGCAAACTCTTCAATCATAGCTGGGTGCAATCCTCACATCAATCCCTACGACCAGCCATATTGACCTCTTCGATCACTGGGCGACCGACCATGTTGATGGTGCTGTTGGCTACGACGCGTGAGAAGTCTACAGCCTCAAAGAAGGTCGGGAACTTCTTCACACGCTCAACGAGCATGCCAAAGTTCTGCGAGTTGCGGTCGTTGTTCACTTCCATGTAGGTGCACTTGTACTTAACCATCTGCTCTTCTCCTTTTCTATCGTATATAGGTATTATACCACAGTTTTGCAAAAAAGTCAAACAGTTTTTTAGCCTCGACGAGACAAAGACCCGATCTTAGTAAGGTCTTCGTTCTTACCAAGAAGCTGCAGACCACCCTTGTTATAGAGTGGAGCCACGCGACTAGCCTTCTCTAGAATGGCAGCACGAGTAGCAGCCGACTCCTTATGCAGGTTAGCCATGATACCCTTGGCTCGTCCACCATCGACTATCGTGTTGCTCAGCTGCACACCCTCGGTCTTATAAGAGGGAACAGCGATCTTATGTAGCTTCGCCTTGGTCAGCTGCTCACGATGCACACCGTTCTTACGCAGCCATGCCTCATGCTCTGCCTTAGCCTGGATCTGCTTCGCAGACGGCTTAGTAGAACGACCCGTCTTGGTCGTCGTGAAGTGCGGCTTCATCAACTGCATCGTCGTCGCTCCTGTTGATCTGGATGTTTTCCAACATTTCCAGCGCTTGTTCTTCGTTGAAGTGCTTGAGGATGTTACCCTCGAGCCAGCCGATGTACCTACCGAAGTGCCACACCCTCTCCTGCATCGGACGGATTTTGTCCTCAGCATCCCGTTGGCAGGACGTCCAGATGTAATCCAGCGCTGCGCGCAGCTGCAGTTCAGTCTCAGGCTTCACAACGTTCCCTTTCCTATCCAATAGAGTTATTATAACCCAGTCTCATAAAAAAGTCAACAACAAAAAAACCTAATAAGGTGAACGGTTTA